TTTTGTATCGCGATGCAGAGATCAACCTGGTGCACTTATTTTGCATTCCGTTGGTTCCGGAAAAACACGTACAGGTATTTGTTTGGCAATGGGATTTCCCAAGAAACATCGTATCACTGTTATTACACCAACAGGTCTTGAAGTTGCATGGAAACAAGAATTTGAAAAGCTTTGTATGGATGATGGTGATGTTGCAGGTTGCAGTACAAATGCATCACACAAGCAAAAGGTGCATAATGTAATGAAAATTGATGATGCAGAACGTATACTATATCTTGATTTCAAAACGCTCGAAACATTGCTAAATAGCACAGATGAAGCATCGAAACGTTCTCTTTCAAATTATTTTGAAGATACAGTTGTTGTTGTTGACGAAGCGCACTATTTTTTGAACTTTTATGGTGACAATAAACTCGGAAAAAAACTGTCTGATATATTAAATCGAACACATCGCTTATACCTGATGACGGGTACACCATTCCAAAAGAACTGGGGCGATTTTGGACGGCTGATTAATCTTGCAGCACGAAAATGGCCGGCCATATTACCCGTCAGTGAAGAACAGCTTCGTAATAAATATCCGATTGAACAAAGCCAATCCAGTGTGTTTTCCAGTTTTGTAATGGGCGGAATTAAACAAATTATTAACATATCAAATATGCTGGGACAAACAAGTATGTTTTTAACAATTCCATCCAAAGTTGTTGAATCTCTCCAATGGGCGACAGGCTTGCCACTTGAAGGGTTGGCAGTTACATCTTCATTACTTTCTAAAATTTCGGGCAAAGTTTCATCTGGTTCGACAGTCACATCGTCAACTCTTTCGATCGTGTCGTCTTCTTTTAAAGCTGCATTTGGCGAGTTGAGTAAAACAATACCCTTAAATATTGATGTAATATTGAAACTCACGTCACCATATATGACATTTTACAATTATACAGTCACAGAACGTATGATTGAATCTGCGGTCCGTTATATGCAAGAACCGACAAACGGCGCCTACTGGGATGGTGTATTGTATCAATTTTATAAAATGAATAATTACAAAACGTTTGGAAAATCGTATGTGGAATCGGCAGACGCTGAGAAAATAAAGAATCGTAGAAATCTTGAAATTAAACTTTTCCAGATCGGTTGTGTGACGCTTGATATTCAATTGCCTGCAAAATTATACTTGCCTGAAATAAATCAACTTATAACAGAATCGTATGCACCACAACACTCGTTATACAATAGATTTAAGATACTGAAGATTGCCCTTAATGATGTGTTTACAAAGCTTGAGAAGCAAGATTGTGCGGAAAAACGAACAACGCAGACAATGCCTCATACACGAATGTATCGTGACGTTGTTGAAAATACATTCAATATGTTGAATGCAATATTATATGCACACGGGTCTGAACTCGCATCCTTTTTTGGTTCAACATCCAAATTTTCAAATGAAAAAATCGTAAAATCAACATTATTAACCGACCTATTGAGTTTCCCTCGTAAAGAAGTTATTATTGAGAATGTTCCATTTACAGAATGGCAACAGGGTATATATTACGGTAATGCCATAAGTCCTGAATTCACATACCAGCACGAATTATATTTGGTTGGACGTTTGACCGACGATGATTTACAGCGGTATGATGGCGGTAATGCTCAATTGCAGGGCGAACTGACAAAACAAAATTTTATGGAGCACATGCGAATCTGTGGTAATCTTTCACCTGACAAATTGTATCTTAAAACAAAGGAAGTGAGAAACCAACAACAACTTTACGACCGTTGTTTTGAGTCTACATGGCGTACACCTGCTGAACTTGACCAAATAATGAGCCAAGCAGGCTATACGTATTTCAATTCACAAGTAGAGAAACTTTTGAAAAGTCAGTCTTCAAACACAGCAAACGCGCAATTAGCAAAATCGCCAAGTGCGAATTTTAATTTGAAACAAATTCTTGGAGAGTTTAACAAAACGCCGGATGCCAAAACACTTCCTGGTTCAATGGGTTGCCCTAAGTTTGAATATGCTTTAAATATAATTTTGGAGTCGCGTATGCGGGATGATCATATTCCTGTTGTATTTAGCAATTTCATAAAAAATGGATTTGAATCATTTAGTGCATACTTGACAAGTTTAGGTTTGAAGCACATTGTTCTTCATGCAGATGATGCAACGGCTGTATCACAATTAAAAATAGATACAGCAAATTTAACGAGTTATAAGACAATACCTACAAAATCATTGGATGCATTGAAAGAAGTTGATGGACCGTGCTGTATCATTTTACACCCAAGTCTCAAGGAAGGTCTTTCATTCACAAATAACGAAGTAATGATTGTTTTGGAACCTGTAATGGGAGCAGGCAATCAAGAACAGGTGTATGGTCGTGTTCTTCGTCGTTTTGGAATACCACAAATGCCACGAAAAGTCAAAAAAATCCACGTTCTTGTGTCAAACGACGTTCCTATGAATAAAGATGATATTACACAAATTGCAACACCAACATTATGGCGAAAGTTTATTGCAGCAATGCCAGAAGAGTTTAGAATCCCAACATTGTTTCGTCTTCACAAGGTTAATGTACGTATTCCAGAATCCGTGATTACAATGTGTGAAGCGTATGAGTCAAATTGGAAGAAAGATGCCATTACTGCTCCTGTACAAAATGGGTCAGTGGATTCAACCACGAATTCGCAAAGAAGTGAAACAAGTCCATCATCCTTCAGTCTCAAGTTTCCAGGATTTAAATTTAACATTAAAGAATTCAAATTCAATCCAAGTCATTTATTCAAAAAAATAAATAGTTCGTATTCTTTCACGCCAATGTTATTTAGTCCAAATCTTGGATTGTGGCAGCGTATTTTAAGTGCAAATTTAAAATCATCATTCTCAACTGCATCACGTACACTTACAAATCCATTAAGCCGTGTAAATCCTGGCCAGGCACTTCAAGCGGAAGTATTACAAGAGTTAACCGTAACTGCCGATTCGATGACAATGTTGTATAACGAACAGCAGGAAAAAGAGGTAAACCTGATGTTTGATGGTATGAATAGTTTGAGCGACGAAGATTCTTTGTGTGCAGATAACACGAAGGGTATTAAATACGGATTAAATTGTGAACGCTTTCGTTCAATCGATTCTATGGGAACTTGTATTTCTACACCTTCGTTTAGACAAATGGTTTTACCATCAACGGGCGAATTTACTGGAAAACAATATACAGTGAAAGACTTGATGAAAGCGGCAAATAGCAGCACATTAAGCATTATATCTAATGTAGAATACAACGACCCCTATAATTATTATAATCAAACGGCATATTCTGCATCAAATGCACCTGTTTCAGGTTCTCAACAATCAGATCCTGGTAGTCCGGCATCATTCGGTATGCCTGGTAGTCCGGAAGCATTCAGTACGGGTGGAAAATACAAAACTAAAAAATCCCATAGAAAGCAAAAGATGCGAAGCTGGAAACTAAATAAAAAGATTGTGCGAAGGAAAACACGGCAAAATAAACGACGACTTACTCGCCGTCGTTAATTCATAAACTTTGGAGTGGACTTTACGCGCATAAATGGATTATTGGCCGGTGTTTGAACTACCTGGCCTTTTCGAAACCCTTCAAACGTCAAATGACTGCTGATAGTACTGCGATTCCAAGTGGAATATGTGTGCGCAATCACATTTTGCGGCGGATTCAGTATGTGCATTAAATCCAGCGTTTCCTTCGCCACATTTTTCTCAAATTCAAATGCCCAGCACGGTGCAATATCCTCGCCTTGCTCTTTACACCAGGCGATTGAACGAAGGACATTTTCACGAACAAATTTTGCAATCATATGTGCCTCGGTGTTACGTATGAGTGCAAGTGTATCACGAATAATAAGAATTTCAACGTGTTCAATCTGTTCCTGAATGGACGTCAGGTGTGAAGAAATAGACCGCCATTCTTCCGTTGCCAACAGGGGCTTGGTGAAATCGCCATTACGTTGATACTCTTCAAGAAGGTCCAGTACATCACTTGCATCGTAGCCAAGGAATCCCTTTCCTACAATGTATCGTTCCGCATTTCCTGCACGACTTGTACGAGGTTTAATAATAGACCACGTACAAAAGCACCGCGTAATAAGCCAAATCAAGTCCAGTGTAGGACGCTCGGTTGTGTCAAAACATTTGACAATAAAGCATCCACCCCTTGCCAGCGTGCGTAATCCAAGAATTGTTTCCGCTACCAACAGTGGAAATATGGAGTCTTCTTGGGCATTGTAGTCGTTGCTAAAGTCAAATCCGCCATCGGCAGTATATACATGTACGCCCCGCTGTGATGCCACAAGTGTATCTGCAACAAAATCACGCTGATTCTCAATATCCAAAATGTTGCCAGTTCCATCCGCGCCATCGTGAATCACAACCTGCGGATTCATTGTAAGAAATCGAGCAGCCTTTCGCCATCCTGGGACATTTTTTGCCTCGGACCGAAGTGTAATCGCAGACGCATTTTTATAGGACCAGGCATTTCGTTCTGCCATTATTGAACACGCTTCAATAAATCCACCAGGTCCTTCGGCACTGTGTGCAGTATACAGACCGCCGTCACGCGCCACTAAACCTGACAAATGTTCCGTTAGGTTCAATGCATTCCACATTTCAATCATCTTGAAATAGCTTCGTGAAAGTGGTTGACGCGTTGTCACAGACCGCGAAGACCGTCGATTCCATGAAAGAAAGATGTATTCAAACGGATTTGTGATTTTTTTGTAATCGTCCCATTTCCCTTCCTGGTAAAACAAGTTGATTTCGTTTTTGGATTGTTGAAGGGCGCGACTTTCCGGTGTGCATATAAGTTGATTCTGTACAGCAGCCGGACCTTTAAAAGGTTCTAAGTATGTTGTCGGTGGTCCTCCTGACCCCGATACTTCAATTGCATTAAACATTAGTACTGTGCTTGCTCAACAGCCTTAAATATGCACGAATCATTTTTTCAGGCGGACCGTGTTTCAGATTCATATGGCGCGAGTCATACCAATCCACGCCATCTGTTTCCTTGCTGTCATCAGGAACCAAATTGGGATTTGTAAGAACTTCATAATGCCGTTGTTTTGCTTTTTGTAATGTACGTTCTGTAATCGTTGCAGTCCAAAACTGGTACATATACGTCACGGTTTGTACATCGCACGTTCCAAAAAAAGCGTACGGAAGCATTTTTACATTTCGTAATTCATCGGCATACACTTTGGCCTCTTCTGACACTTCACGTGTCATACCAGCTCGTAAACAGTGTGCGTACTTGGAACGGGATATTTTACCATTTGACACACAATCTGCAAAATCATCCCATTCACACAATCCTTTTGGTGGTTCCCAATCCTTCTGTGGGGCCGACCCGGTACAGTGCACTACCAATAGTTTGGTACGCGACGGGTTACTGATAAATGCAACGTTTCGTAGAAAAACAGGGCGGTCATTCTGCTGAACAAACACATAGCGTTTCCCATCCAAATCTTTGTATCCAACATTCATTCTGTAAGTATACTAGGGTTTTTATATTCAATCAAAAACCTACTATATAGTTATACAATCTAATCGACGCGCGTAACTTCCACATCCTCCTCATCACCTTCGGGCACAGTAGCAAGTGGTACATCTGGCAAAGCAACATTCATACGGAGCTCATTCAAGTTGCACGCACCATCATCGTCGCCTGCAGAGCCAAACACCTGTGCATCCACCTCATCTTCTGTGTATGCTACAAGCGGCAAAGGGCGCACAAGTTTCACATCCTGTGGCGCGGTTTCCGCCAAACGGATTGCAACCTCCTCGTCAAACAGGATTTCGCTGAAGCTTGTGCCGGCTCGGATGGGTGCACCCAACATCACTTTTGCACTAATTCCGAGGCACGGGTCCTGCTCGCCAAACATTGCTGCACGCAGCGCAATATCCTCCGTTTGCTCAAAGCTCATCTTGGCAAGTGGACCAATATCATTCTTCTGAATACCGTAACGGTCAATACTCATTGTACGACCCTTGTGGCACATACGGTCAATCAAGATGCTGACGTGGCGGTAGTTTACAGTGCTGCCGGATTCTTCAAACAGGGTTGTGATTTCCTTGAAGAGCGCTGCACGGCAGGCCTCGACACCCAAGTTTTCCATCATATCGTGCATATTGCTGCTATACAGGCGTGTTGCATCCACATCAGGATGTGCAAGAACGTCCATAAAATTGCTGCCATCGCTGATGAGGACAAACTGATCCACTGGCGCATAGACTTTCTTTTCATTGTCAAATTCGTACAAATCCGATACTTTTTGGTAATTTACAGCTCGCAGTCCTGGAATACCACGCACAGCCGTAGTGGACAGTATCTTATTTTGTAGGATTTTGAGTGTGTTGAGCTGGTCAATCTGATTCACCGACTCATCTTCAGGCAGACGAATTCGGAAAACCAGTCGATTTGCATTGTAATCTGTGTAGTGCATTATCATATTTCCATATCGGGATTTCAAGATGTATGCAATATCGTCCATTGCAATGTTTTTGGTAAACATCTTCTCGCGATCAAGCTCAAATCGAAGAACCCAAGGGCTGTGCACAGGGGTCTCATCTGCAGATGCGCTTAAATTTGCAAACGCGGAAATGTACGTGAGCCATTCAACATCGGACTCAATCAATGTGTTTGAATCTTTCGGGTCGTAGTAAATGCGCGACACGTGAATCAAGTCCTGAAGAAGAGTGAATTCCAAATCCTGTGCAACACGACGTGCCTCTTCCTTCTTGGACCGCAGGTCCTGACGAAGTGGAATCGTTAATTCAATCGCCTTGGGATTGCGTGTTGCTTTCAGCAATTCCTTCAAACGCGGTACACCTCGCGTCATATTGGACTTGGCGGCTACACCTGCCAAGTGGAACGTGTTGAGCGTCATTTGTGTTGCGGGTTCACCAATGGACTGTGCGGCAATCACGCCGACGGGTTGTCCAGGTTCAACCCAGGCCTGCATGTGCTTGAGCACAATCTGTTCACCCAGGGCCTGAAGTGCCTCAGGTGTGTAGCCAAGTTCAACCAACTTCTTCGGGCGAAGATGAAAGCGCACAAGGCAGGCCCACAGACGATTGTGCGCGTGTGTGCGATTTAAGATGGTCTTTTGCATTGCCAACACTTCGGTCGCTGTAACTGTTCCAACTTTACCGGCCAAACCAAACGGACCGCGTAGCGGGTACATTACACGGTCAAGATACACAGGATACGTTACTTGTTTCTGAGGCTTGTCTTTGAAGATTTTCTCCACCAACATTTTACGGTCGGCCTTGACATCTGCAATGTACTGTGCGGCATCTGGCGCACCGTCTGCTGCAAACAAATCCTCGATTTTGGCATCGTCAAAGAAGGCCAAATCAATTGGCTGTTTTTCCAGTTTGGTGGCATTCATACCATCTTCACCGTAGGCGATTTGCAAGATGTTACCGGTCGCATCACACACGGAGCCATCGTGTTGGGAAATCAGGTCTTCCAGGGCCACACGAATCTGGCGCTGCATATAGCCTGTATCCGCGGTTTTCACAGCTGTATCAATCAAACCTTCACGACCCGACATTGCGTGAAAGAAGAACTCATCGGGCTGCAGACCCTTGATAAAGCTGGACGCCACAAAGCCGCGTGCACGTGCAGAATCGTCAAAGCGCTTGAAGTGGGGCAGCGTGCGATGCTGGAAACCATTTGGTACACGCTTACCTTCAATCGACAACTGTCCCAGCGTTGCAATCATCTGCGACACGTTCACATTTGAACCCTTTGAACCCGCCTTTACCATGTTTGTCATTCGATTTGTGCTGGCCAAGGATTCAAGACCAATATTACCTGCTTCACCGTAGGCCTGGTTCAGGATACCCATCAGTTTGCTTTCAAACTCCTCCTGATTGCTTCGGCCACTGTTGTTTTCAAACAGACCCATATGCAACTGAAGAATCTGGGTTTCTACATTTTTAGTAATGACTTCCAGCTTTGTGCCAATTTCGCGATTTGTGGCTTCATCGGCAATCAAATCGCTAACACCCACTGAGAACCCAGAATTCATCAAGAAATTGGCAATCATTGCCTGCAAACTATCCAAGAAATCAACAGTGACTTCGTGGCCATAGTCGTTATAGATGATGTGTAGCAATTGCTTGCCAAACACGTTTTTGTCCATCATACCGTACGAAACCCCCTCAGAATCATCAAGGATTTGTCCTTCGCTGATTTGAACGATTTTTTTCTCAGAGTTTGGCATTTTTAGATTTACAGCAGGCAGAAGCATTGAAAGCAGTTGGCGACCCGACCACATTTCAGGTGAACTTTCGGTTGCTGGATAAAGTGGTTTAGGAAGCACGCCATTCCAGCGCTTGGCGTGAACCAAGAGGTTCATTGTCTCGTGACGTGTAAACTTTACACCGTCGCGCGTAAAGCGGTTTGCACCCACCAGCGTGTCCTGCACCACTGACACAATTGGCTGGGATTCACGTGGACTCACAATCTGCAGTGGAACTGCAGCAATTTCCCGCAACTCTGTGGCCGCTTCCACAGATTGGGGTGCGTGTAGATTCATCTCCATGAATATCCCTTCTGTTTCCAGAAGGGGTGGATCATACCTTGAGCCGTTTTGTTAAAACGACCCGCTACCGTCTGATCTCTGAACTTTTTCCTTTCGGCGTTGGGCCGAGTAAGGACTTAGATGCGGATTGCCAATTTCGCTCCTCCAAAAGGAGCTCATCCTGAATAGTTTTACCATACCTCCAGTATTTCTCTGGAGCCACATTGTGCGTTTCCACCAATGTTTGGTCATTCAGGCTTTACGGGTTTCCCGCAGTTTGATAGCGTTGCATCGCATAAACTGATTAGAAATTCTTTTGCTCTTTGTATTGACTCTTCTTGTGTATTTGAACAGAACGACGTTGTTTGTTCTCCAGCGCGAACTATGACACGTTTTCCTTTTTTATGGATATAGGAATCCAAGTTTTCCTTATCAATCTTACAATCTTTGAACCGCGCAAAGTTTGTCATCGAGGTGCTGTTGTGTTGCTTGGTGGGAACGCATTACACGAAATTCCACAGTTGCAAGTTGTTTGGCACGAGCAGACATTTTCTGACGGGTTTCTGCACTCCTTGACACACAACCTCCATGCTTCTTTGGCGTTTGTAGTTCGCCATCGGCAAAGGATTTTGTGTAGGTTGTTTTACCGCCTTGCGTTAGATTATAGCCGTGTGGATACATTGTATTCAGATGTTGGATATGGAACTGTTCGCGCATGTTCAAGTCATAACACACGCACATCTCAAGAATTTCAAATGCAAATGAATCCTTTCCGTGCTTTCGTATAGCATTATTCAAATAACTACATTGCTTGCGCTTTGTATTATTGACAGCTTCGCTTACGTGGTCATTGAAGCGACCGATGGCACCAAATGGACGATATTTGCCTTTGTTTTTCCTGTGACTTACAGTTTGTCCAACATATTTCAAACCAGTTATTGTATTTGTCATCACATAAATGATGCCAAACACAAGTTCCTGTGTTTCCAATATATCATTCTGGATTGATAAGTCAATCATTTTATACAATTTAAGAGTCAAATTAAGAGTATTCAGTTTTTGCGACACTAGGTGGTTATATTCAACCTGACAACCACGCATTGCCAGATTGTATGGATATTACATCGTTAACCCCACTAGGACTATCCACAGCCTAATGAGCGACCACCTGTTGATGACAAGATTTATCACCGTCAAAATCAGCGTTGTAAGGAGCCGTCACAAACACGTTCAAACGGAACGTGTTGTAAGGCAAGATTTTGGCAATATGTGCCATCATAGACATTCTGTGGAGCGACGGCTGACGGTTAAACAGCACAACGTCCCCATCCATCAAATGCCGATTGACCACGTCGCCCTCAAACAATTCAAGTGTTCGTGTATTGATGTTTTTGAGTGAAATAAGACGCCCGTCGCCACGCTGCACAGTCTTGGCGCCTGGATATGTGTCAGCGCCGTTCTGAACAAGCTTGTACAACTTGCCCATATTAAACGGCGTAACTTTCTCAGGATACGTCAAGTTCATTGCAATCTTGATGGGCACACCCAATTCCTTTACGCTGATGTTTGGGTCAGGCGTAATCACAGAACGTGCAGATTGCTCCACACGTTTGCCCTGCAAATTGGAACGAATGCGGCCATCCTTGGACCCCAGGCGCTGCTGAAGCGATTTTAGGAGTCGTCCTGAACGCTGCGCAGCCGGTGACACGCCAGGAATATCATTATCGACAAGCGTTGCCACGTGATACTGAAGCAGGTTCGTCCATTCATCAATCGTACGCTTGGGAAGATCCGCGGCAATCTTTTGTTTCAGTGTATTATTGGTTTTAATAATATCCACCAGTTTACTGGTCAGGTCGTCTTCGGATCGCTGGTTGTTGTCCTGCGTTACAGAAGGGCGTACCTGCGGTGGCGGAACAGGCAGCACGGAGCACATAAGCCAATCGGGTCGGCACCAATGACGACTGAATCCCATAAATTCCACGTCCTCGTCGGTAATGCGGCGCAGCAGACGCTGCACATATTCCGGTTCCAAATGCATACTCATACTCATTGAGCGTGAATCGCCCTTTTCCTCTACTTTGGCTCCCTCCGGCGCCTCAACACCTGCCGGGAGTTCAACGTTATTCCAATCCGCATAAATTTTGTGGACAGGCTCCTCTCTGTACTTTGGTTGACGAGAGCCACATCCATCCTCCGTTTCCTGGCCACAACGCTGAATTTCCTTACACAAATCAAGCACGTGTTTCCAGCGCACCTCGCCCTTGTACTTGGAAAGATTCTCATACTTGGCCTTGTCGATGAGTAGCTTGCTGCACTTAAAACAAACACAGCGTAGAATCTTTTGGACAAGCTTGAAGAACTGTGTGTAATAGACCGGTCGTGCAAGCATAAAATGTCCAAAATGACCGGGGCATTTATGATTATTTTGGCCACACGTACGGCACACTTTTCCGTTTTCCAATACACCCATACGCGGGTCTGAAAGGCCGTTCAGTTTGCCATCTGTCGTGGAGGGATTATTGATTTCACATACGGAACGTCTCACAATCTCTTCAGGACTAAATACCCCAAACTGAATTCCAACAATTGATTCGGTTTCTGATGAATGATTGAGCAGCGACATCCTTCTTCTTTCTTATGAGAGGTTGTTTTAGACAGCCGCCGCACCGGTCAATTTTGCCCGGTGCGCCCCCCCCCGCGGCAATAAAATTTGACAAGTATCAGCACCATTGTTAGAAACACAGATTTCATACAATGAGCCTTGAACTTCTTATTGGTCCAATGTTTGCCGGCAAATCGTCTGCCATACAAAGTATTGTGCGTCGTCACCAGTCACTTGGATGGTCCGTATTTGTAATTACACACAGTATGGATACGCGTTATAGTGCGGAACCCGCGATTGTGAATCACGACAAGCAAGCAATGCCGGCAGTTGCAGCCGAGAAGTTGATGCCATTGTTGGAACATGCAGCATATGCATCAAGTCGCCTTGTGGTGATTGAGGAAGCGCAGTTCTTTTGCGACTTGGTTCCGTTTGTGCAGGCAGTGGTGGACCGCGATGGCAAACATTGTGTAGTTGTTGGACTTGATGGTGACGCAGAACGTCGTCCGTTTGGACGCGTATTGGATTTGATTCCTATGGCAGACCGAGTCACAAAACTAACGGCAATGTGTCGTCTTTGCAAGGATGGTACGCCGGCGATCTTTACACACGCGTATGCAGCAGATGCAATTGTAAGTAATGCAGAGGGAAAACCCTGTGTGGGGGCAGATGAACGATATGCGCCCATGTGTCGCAAACATTACACAAGCGCCAAACACGCCGTCTTTCCTGAAAAGCCAGTTGCACCCCAAACTACGGCAAAATTCTATGACGATTCTTTTGACCCGTTTAGTGTTCATGCCTGTTAAAAAGTTGATTCCAACAAATATACGTTTTTTATTGTCATACAATGGCTGACGAAACGTATATGAATGAATTGCGCAGCAGTGGACGTTTTACGGAATCTGCGTGCACATCAGAAACGCATTCGGTATACGGAATTACTGATGTGTACTGGGCAGGCAGAACCCCAAGTTGTGAAAGCGTCGTGATTGCTGAAAATCCAACATATGGTCGCGTATTGTTTATGGAAAACGAACTTCAGTCCGCACAACACGACGAAGCAATTTACCACGAACATCTTGTGCATCCAATTCTGAATGCGCTGACACACATTCCTGATAAGCGGGTACTTGTTGTTGGAGGTGGAGAAGGTGCAACGGTACGCGAAGTTCTAAAATGGAATGCACACGATGTAGCGCACGTAGATTGGGTGGATATTGACGGTGAGCTAGTGGAACTTTGCAAACAACATATGAAATATACGCCCGACAGTGCGTATACAGATAAGAGATTAAAGTATTATGCCGCAGATATTCGCGTGTTTATGAAAGAATGCGTACGTTATGATGTTGTGATTTTGGATTTGCCGGATCCGGATTTGGAGGCGGTGCGTGACGACCCTGCTGCTCTGTATGGACCGGCGTTTTGGGAACTTATCAAGCCTCACGGCGCAATTGTATCCCACTGCGGTCCTGTACTGCCAGGTGGACGCGATGAAGACCGGCGCGCAGGGCTAACATTTATCAAAAAAATGGCCGCAATGCACGGATTTGATGGGGGTGCTGCGTATCACACAACGATTCCATCCTTTCAAAATGTATGGGGATTTTGGATGTCGGTGCAGCCCAATCATCACGTAGAATTTCCCATTTCGTGTGCCGTTATGGATAATGTGGTGCAGCATCAGGCATTTATGTGGCCACGATATTGGTATTCATTAGCATAAATCCACTGCGCAATCTGTTGAAACTTTTTTTCACGCACATGGCGTGCAAAATTGACGGCCATTTTTGTCACAGAAGTCACAGGCATAGACACACCACAACACAAGATGCCCCGTAATTCTCATTCTTCTCGCGCTCGCTCTGGCTCTATGAGCTCCGTTGAATCCTTTGAACCCCGTGACAACGATTCTGATTATGTGCCTTCTGAGACTGAGCACAACGATGATGCCGACTGGGATGCCGCCGACCTTGTAGACGATTCTCCTGCTGCGTGCGCACAGCGTCGTGCACAGTACATCGCTGCAGCTGTTGCGAAGAAGGCGGTGGTCGCAAAGCCCGCTGCAAAGCCCGCTGCTGCGCCTGCTTCCTCTCGCCGTTCCGCACGCATTGCAGGTCGCAGTTAAATAACT